TGAGTACCATCTTTATATTGTACTACAAAACCATTGTCGCCTACTCTTTTTACGTTTACTTTTTGATCCTGGTCATCTTTGCTCTTACCTTTGTTTCTTTCAGGTAATCCAGCGTTTATTTCGTTTATTCTATCTTTAACTTTTTGATCAGCTGTTTTACCACCTTCAACAGAAGCATCGTCATCTTCAAAGGTATTCATATCAATACCTAGCTTTTTAGCTGTTTTCTCAGAAGCTTCAGTTGTTTTCTTTGATATCTCTTCCTTGTTTTGGGTTACCCTTCCACCAGCAATTTCACCATCTATTTCTGATATCTTTTCGTTTATACCTTGTAAATCTCCAGTAAAAGTAGTAGCAACACCATCAATCATCATCTCTACAGTTGCTGTAGCTTTAGCTCCTAGATTCTTTTTAGCATCAAGTAGTTTTTGCTTTTGTATGTATAAATCTATTTCTTTATCAGTAACAAACTCTCCACCTAAGTTTATAGCGTTTTTAATATCATTACCATGTTGTAAAGCAGCATTAGCTTGATCAAGATCTAGCTTAGCTCTATCCATTAAATCTTGTTTACCAGCAGCTTTAGCTCTGTCGTATAGATTTTGGTTGTACTCTTTGTTAGCTTTCAACGTTTCCATAACGCCGGTAATGTTTGCTCTTGCTTCTAAGTATACTTGTTTTTTAACATTGCTGTAACCACCACCAACAGTAGATGTTGCTACAGACGTTGAGCCTGAAAGTATAAGTGTACCCATTAAAGTTTCGAACTGAGTCTGTGCGTCTAAAAACCCTGTTTGATTAGATAATCCAACGGTTAATTTAGCCATATCTGTAAGAAGTAGTTCCATTTCCTCTTCGCCAATCTCTCCTATAAGATTATTTGCAAATTGTTTGCTTACTTCTTTTATAGCTTTTTTACTAGCTGCTTTACTTAAATCACCTTTGAAAGTATTCAATAATCCTTTACCCGCAGCTGTATTAAAGAAGTTAGCGTCTGGCATTATACCTTGAACAACGGATGTTGCGAAAGATGCCATGTTACTATATGCTAAAGCTTGACCTTCATCCAAGCCCATGTCTATAGCTTCATTATAATTATCTCTTATGGTACCCATGTAAGCTGTTTGGCCCATTCTAATGGTATTCATGTTTATACCACCAATAGTTTTTCTACCACCTTCTAATAAGGTTTTACCACCTATTTTTATTTTAGGAACGTTTAAGCCAATGTTACCGTATTTTAATCCAGATTTGTTTTTACCAAAAAGCTTGTACACGTCTTTAAGTTTACGTAAGTCTCCTTTTTTAACTGAAGCCGCTAAAGCTAAAGTAAAAGGAAGCATGTTACCTAAAGTTTTAAAACTAGATCTAACGTTAACACCATCTTTCCACAAAGAACCTCCTACATCAGACGTCCCAAATGTATTGTTTTTAAGAAAACTACTATCAACTAAGTCGTCCATATAGTTTAACCTATCGTACATACCTTGAGTGTCTACACCAGCTTTTGTTAAACCATAAAGCGCTAGCCTGTTTACCATAGATGCTGTTCCATAAAAGTACTCTGTACCAAAATCTCTCAAACCTTGAGTTATTGTTGCGCCAAAATCAGCAGCACTTGACACAAACTCACCGTCTTCTATTTTCTTATCTCTCCACTCTTGAAACTCAGCTGTTGTTTCAAAGTTTGTAGTCATGAAAGCTTTAGTAGCTAAATCAAAATCATATTGACCAGCTAGATTATAAAACGTATCTTGTATCTCTTTAGCTTTTAAATTAAAGTCATCAACAGCAGCTTGAGTTAAATCATCTTCAGAATCAAAATCTTTATAAAGATCGTTTTGCAAACGAGCCATATCTTTTTGAGCTTTATCAGAAGCTTTACTAATAACCTGCATTTTAGCATTGTTTATTATCTGCTCTTTCTGCTCAAAACCCATAGTAGCTGTAATAGCTTCGTCGCTAACAGATCCAATTAATCTCTGCTTAGCTCTTCTGTCACTACCTACGGTATTTAATATCTCGTCTTCTACTTGTTGTGTTAACTCTATTTGTTCTTCTTCATTATCAGAGTGTATCTGAAAGCCAGAACTATTAGCCTCATTATCTGTTGTTTTAGATATATTCTCTAAAATCTTTAAGTTTTCTTCGTAATCTTTTTTTTCAGCCTTAGATATACCGAAGTTTAAATAAGTATTTTTATCCTCTATTACAGCAAGCTCTAAAGTTTTTTGCTCATCTATGTTTAAACTTTCGTCACTGTATATTCTAGTTATTTGATCATCATATTCAGACAGTTTATTCTTTACTTCTCTATGATTTCTAGATCTTCTTGTTCTATTTCTTTCACCTGTGTTGTTTTGTTCAAACTCAAGTCTTTTTATTTCTTCGTCTATGTCACTAGATTTAACATCAAACATTGAATATTTCTTCTGCTCTTTTTTTAGCAAATTTATATTATGTTCAAATCCACCACCCATTAAAACTTGTTGATCTTGAGCAGATGGATCATAAGGATTTTCCTCGTATATTTGTGATATCCACTCTGGTGTTTCTTCTTTTATTTCATCTCTATTCAATAGTGATACCGATGAAGAAGGATTTCCAAACGAACCCGATTCTCCTTGGTTTGAGGCTTGATTGTTTTCCGACCCTGCATTCGCCTCCGCATTTTCTGCAGGATCTAATTGGTTTCCCGCCACAACCTTGGCGTTAAAAGTTTGTTTCCAAGTGCTCATGTCCATACCTAAACCAGAAGCAGCAGTGTTTGCTTCTTCTTCCGTGTATTTTCTGTCACCTACTATATAATCTGGCATATTACTTTAATTTAATTTATTTTGTTAACCAATCTTGTGCGTCTGCATCTTCGTATATAACAACCGTTGTGTCTAAAGATCCATTTCTAACAGGGCGCGGTTCTACCACACCCTTATCGTTAGCTATAAAAACTATAGACTTACCACCTCTTCCTTGAACTGAAGCACCAGCCACAGGTGAAGAAGTTATTTCTTTGTATCTTTTCATAGCTTGCTCTGCCGCTTGACGAGCTCTTCTTTGAGCTATACTTTCTTTAGGTCTATTTTTTATTTCTTTTTGTTTAGCAGCTTGCGCAGCTACTGTTTTAAAAGTATCTAAATAAGTATTAGATAACCACTCTCTAAGCTCTCCTTCTCTCTCAATATTAAGTAAACCCGCGTCAAAATCTTCACGATCTTTTAAGGGAACATTACTAATAACAGTGTCGTATACCATAGACATTAAATCCTCTCTACCCATAGTGTTAAACAAACCGTTTAATTGGTATCTGTAATTCTGTTCTAAACCTCCTGATATTTTTGTAGCGCCAGTATTTGCTTTTTCATTAAGCGTCATTAAAGTGTTAAACCCTTCGTTGTTTGTTAAAAAGTAATTATAATCAGTGTCTTCATCAAAATCAGTTAAAGGTACAAGATCTCCTTCATTGTCAATAGATAAATTACCATACTCATCTATCTCTATAGCGTATTCGTTATTTTTAAAAAGAGATGTTAAAGCATCTATGTTAGCTCCCTTACTTATAGTGTTGTTTTTTACATCATCATAAAACTGAGTTCTTTTTTCTTTAAAAAGATCTAAATTTTTACTTAAGGCTTTAAATTTAGAATTTATTTTATTCATCTCACTAACAGCCTCCATGTATCTTGGATCATCAGCATCTAAATCAGCTGCTAATCTAGCTGCTTCGGCATAGTCATTTTTATTATCAACTAAAAACTGAGTAACTTCAGGTCTCATTGAATCTTCAACTTTACCCAGCTCTATGTCCTCTAGCTTGTTAACATAGTTTTTTAGCTCAACCTCGTCTTGTTTTCTTTTGTACGCGGCCTCTTGTAAAGCTCTTCTACCGATCTCAGACATAGGTGTATTCATACCCTGCACATAAGCGGCTTGTGGATTTACAAACCCACCGGTCTTAAGACCACCATGCGCAAAAGCAGCGCCTTTTATTAATGATTCATTTGCCATTTTGTTTTTTTTATCTATTATCTATCATGTCTCCTCCGGCTCCAACTATCGAGCCAACTCCTCCCATTATAGATTGAGTAGCTGCATCTCTAGCAGCGTTAGCAGCGCCAAGTCTCTGTTGTGACATACCTAATAGTGTTTCCACTTTGTTTTGTTCAGCGTTTCTAGAAGCCTGAGCGCCTGCCATTTCAGCGTTTTGAATACTCATTCTTCCACCAGCAGCTTTCATTTGATTACCTTGCTCTTGTTGTCCTATACTTACAGCTGCTTGTTGCGCTTGTTGATTTCCAGCACCAGCTAAAGCTTGAGCCATAGCTGCAATTCCGGATCCACCAGCTGCACCACCCATGTTATTCATTATGTTGGCGTTGTTTTGCTGTGATTGATCTCTAGCAAAATCAGCAGCTTGAGTATTAACGCTTAGATCTTCGTAAGCATTGTCTAGGTTCGCGGCTAAATTTGAAGTGTCTAAGTTTTCAAATCTAGCTTTGTTTCTATTCATTTCTGCTTGCGCAGCTCTTTGTTCACGTCTACGCTTACCACCACCGATTATACCACCAGCAATACCCATTAGTCCTCCAGCTGCTTGAGCCATCATACCTCCGGTTAAAAGCTTTATTGGTGATTTTTTATACGTTCCTTGTGCCATGTTAATTTTGTTTATGTTATTATAATTACAGGTTATTTACTACTTTCAAATATTTCTGATCCTACTGAAAACAATTCAACCTCTGTTGTTTTATCGTTTCTAAATTGTGCCTCTGCGTAATAGCCTTTTAAATTAGAAGTATTACCTTGAGAATCTTTAGTAAAAAATATATAACTGCTGTTTGTGGGCGGTGTTGTTAAAGTGTCTATATTAGCCACTATTGTAACTGATCCGTTAGCGTTTGTAGTTATACTGGTTATTGGACCTATTTCTACTACTTCCTCGTTAGCAGCTAAATAATAAACCGTGTCACCAACCTGTAGTGATACGTTTACCGCTGTAGGGAATAATAATGTTATCGGTTGTGTCGCCATGATTTATTTTTTAAGGTGTGCAATTTAGATTAGTTAATGTTATTGTAGCTCCTCCATCACCTGGATCAACGCTTACTGGTGTTTGTCTTGTAGCACACTGTGTTATAGCTGGTGATAAAACACCTATGTTTATTGTTTCTTCAGCTAATGTTTCACAGTTTACATACGTTACAGCAACTTGTTTTGCTCTTGGTGTGGTAGCTGGGTTGTACTGTATAGTCCAAGTAGCGCACGTTTGATCAACACCAGTTGTATCACAAGTATCACCATTGGCAGTAGAGGTCATAGTACCTGATACCACAGGGGCTGGAGAAGATAGTGCACATATAGAAAAATTAGTATCACCTTTGTTTGTGTATATAACTCTTTTTGTATTAGTAACACAATCGTAATACTTTACAGTTCCACCAGCGTTACCAACAACTATGTCATATTCAACACATCCATTAGCAGATCCTAAAGTAATAACAGAGGTTAAATCTAAGTTAAAAGTAACATCCGAGTCTCCATACGCTTGTATAGTACCAGGTCCAGTAATTGTAGCTTCAGTACCAGCAATGTTCAAAACCACGCTAACAGGTAGTATTAATTCAGAACCTTTTCTATTATTAAAACTAACGTTTGTGTTATCTGGTAATGTTAAGTTAGGTCCACCTGTTAATGTAACGTTATTACTATTAACACTAGCAACAGTATATACATCGCTTGATGAAAAGTAAGGTGTAGAGAATCTCATACCAGCAACTATACCTGTAGCACTTTCAACAGGTAAAACTAAAGTATTAGCTATAGCACTGGACAGGGCGTTGTCCACACTTTCTAAATTAGACCACGTAGCGTAACCCACGGTATCTTGATTATTTAGAGTTATAATTTGACCTGTACTACCGGTTACTTTAAAATTATAATCAACTTGAGAAGCGGTTGAAGCACCACTGGTAGGTTGACTATTAGCGTCAAACGTCTTTACGAAACTAGTCTGACTAGGTAATACTGTACTAACCACCATATCTGTACCACTTGCTGTGAAAGTTAAATTAACTTTAGCTTTTTGATATATATAAAAAGGATTAGGTTGTGGGAAAGGACTAATTAAATTACCACCAGCTAATGTAAACGTGTAAGTCACGTTTGAACTAGAGGCCGGTATGTATATGTTTATATCAAAATAACCAGAAGCTGGCATTGTAATAGTCGGTGTTGTTGCGTAAAACACAATTGTATCAAGACCGTCAGTAGACAGCTGACCAATATCTAGTATTGATCCGTTCGCACTAGCTAAAGTGAACGTTGTTGTAGGGTTTCCGTATATTCTAACTTTTCTTACAGCTCCAGGTTCTTGAACTTGATTGTTACCACCAATAAAAGAATAATTTCTAATTTTATTACTAACAACATAGGTAGCTTCTGTAGCAGGAATTGTAACATTTATATTGTTACCGTATATACTTGCTTCGTTTGTGAAAGTATAATAAAATTTTAAGTTTATAGCTGTTAACTTATTATTTGCATCATAAGTCTTTGTTTCAACACAATTGTAGTTGTCAACAACCATATTGAAACCTGTATATTCTATATTAAAATCTTCAACAAAAAAGTAACCACTCGCTGCTGTATAAGTTTTTTCTAAAAACATAACAGCTGAAAGAGCATTTCCTGATATATCAAAGGTTGTTGTTTCAGGAACTGGACTTTCTTGATCTATAGTCATATTTGTAGATGAACCTGTAGCATTGTAAGTACCTACGACTTGAACTGTTGATATTTTAGCAGAACCACTTATACATAAAGCTAATATAGTTGTTGCTGCAGGCATAGCGAATGGGTTATCAAAAGTAACAATACATCTAACATCAGCCCCATCTTGCGTAAAAACAACAGTGTCTATGTTAGCTAAAGTAGTGTTTACCCAAGAAAAATCCTCAGCCACAACAACATAACCACTTAAAGGTGATATTATCAATATTGCCGTAGCGTGCTGCAAAGCTACATTTGTTCCTGCCGTAACAGAGTACGTAACTTGTGATACCGTATAGTTATTTATAATTGTTTGATCTGCCATTATAATGTATTCATTGTTGTTATGTGAGTAACTATTCCATTTTCAAATGTTATAAACTTCCAAGCACTATCAAGACTTGACCAGCCGGCATCTGTTTTTAATGAGTTGCTTGATGGTGAAGTGTAAGACCAATAACCATTAGGTATTGGCGCTGAGTTAGTGTTGTGCCCAAATATACCATCTGTAGCAATTGGACCAACATCATTGTGAAGCTGAGCTCCAACAACTAAACCAGTTGCACCGGAATACTTGTATATATCAGATAGTCTAATTAATCTATTTGAACTCACTTGACCTATTAATGGACCAGTTAACCAATCTTTTAATTGTGTTTTAGCTAGAGCTGCTCTTCCAGAAGGAGTACCGTGTTGTGCTGCTGTACCGGTTAACAAATTAGTAGAGTTACCACCAACTCTATAACCAACGAACAAAGAAAAGTCTACAGCCACAAGAGGTGTTCCACAACTAGCTAAAGTATTGTATTGAGTTTTAGCGGTTATAACACCGTTTGTTACAGTTAATATAAAGTAAGTATTTGGAACAGCAGTGCCAGAAACATTAGCGTTTAAAGCGTTGTTGTCAGGCGTTGAAGCTGGTTCAACATATAAAAACTTACCACTAGTAGATATAGACTCGTTGTTTTCGTTATAAAGTATAGTGTTCACGTTAACACCTGAAGAATTAAAGAATTTAAAATTAAAATAATTCTTATCAATACCAGTGTAATTGTTAGGGAAATTATTATAAAACTCTTCTATACCACATTTAACAAGTTGGTCTGTTGCCGTTTGTCTTATATCTACGTTTACGTTAGACCCTGTTTTGGTGCATGTCCAGTAGTACCAGAACTTTTTAGTAGTGTCTGGCAGTGGATCATTACCTGTTCCTGTAGAACAAGAAGCGTCAACCTTAACTGTTAATTTAAATGCAGTTGGAGCAGATGAAGTTACAGTAGCTAAACCTAATCCTTGAGTTTGAAAAGCAGAAGAATCAATATTATTATCACAATTATCATTGTAGTAAGTTTTTATACCTTTTATTTTATTGAAGTATTTATTTTCTTTCTTAGCAAACTCTTTTATCATACCTTCCTCCATATCAGTATTGATATAGTTAGTATACCAACCAGGCGTATAGTTTTCAGCGTTTATTATAGAAGGTGATATTTGTTGAGCTACAACCTGATCTATACTCAACCCCGTTAAACCACTGGACGTGTTATAAGAGTATTTTCTAGAATCAGTACCAGAGTAGTTTAATGTTTTAAACCCTTTGATAGACTCTGTAGCGTCATTTATCACTACATTGACAGAGCTATCATATTGAGTTCCATAAAAATTATTATATAAATCATTAGAGGCATGCTCCCATATTAATCCTTTATTAAAAGTATAATACTTGTCATTTAAAGATTCACCACTTTCTAGTGGGTAAAAAACACTACCAGTCTTAGTATAATAAGATTTTCTACTAGTCCAACCGTCAACAGTCTCTTTAAATGATACTGTAGTTGTTTCTATATCATCAGATTCATCATTAGGTACTTCACAGTGTGTTTTATCTTTAGGTGTCTTAGAAAGCTTATCTTGCCACTCGTCAGTTAAATAGTCTAGTGTTAAATTGTAATTTTCTTTGTCATCGTTATAACTTCCAATTATTTTAGTAGAACTAGGTAAGTTGTCTGCAAAAAAGTCAGACATACCTTTTAAAGCAATATTAGTTATACCGTCTTGTGATAATCTAATTACAGCTCCTCTATTTTTATCTGAAAAATAAGCTCTAAATCCATAGGAAGCAAATGACTCTGGGTTTGTACTAATACCAAACTCACCAGCATAAGGAACAGCTTGTCCTAAAACAGCCTTGTTAGAAGTTATATTAGCACTTCCATCGGCGTTAAATAAAGCATCTTTATTTGCTAGTATTTTTAAACATTTGTCTTCACAAAGCGTAATTAAGTTTGTGTTTCTAGAATGTAGCTTTTGTATAGATCCATACTCTGGGTTTAAATCTTTAGTTATAGGCTGTGCTTGTATAAACTGATTTAATCTATTTATACCTGCTTGAGAGTTGTATATTTGAGAAAATATAAGACCACTTGACCTTCTTTCTTCCATATATGGTTCATCTAGTAAAGCAGACACTTTAACTCCTTTACCTATTCTAGGTGCGTTGAAATCATCTCTTATTCTATCAGACTCAACACCATTTCCAAAGCTATAACAGTTATAGTAATTTAATATTTTTGATTGTTGATTTATAGTTGATATAGGTAACGCATTTGATGCTTCGTAATATATATCAATATCTACAGCTTCTTTTGGCTCTGTTTCAAAAACAGCTGGATTGTTAGAAGATATTATTTTGTTATCATCACTTATAACTTCTTCAACTATTTGAAAACCTCTTATGTTGGTTAAGGCTGATTCTGATCCGTTACCAACCCAGTCTTCTTGAACCTTGCTAGTTAGCTCTAACGCTAAAGAAAAAACTCTATTACTTCCAAGCGTACTTTTTTGACAGTCACCACAACCATCCACACAAAAACATCTTCTTATTCCCCTAGCACCTCTGAATCTCCAGTGGTTTTTAATTTCATAAGGTTTAGAAACTCTACCGTCTATGTGTACTATTCTTACTAAAGCCCCTTTTACAGCTTTTTCTGCAAAAAACGCTTTTTGACTACCTAAGTGTTCGTAAATAGGATTTGAAAAACCAGCTCTAAGAATACCTAACCACTCTCTATTATAAGCGGCACCAGCGTGAAAAGCCTGCTCCATACCTGTTTGACCATCTATAAATACTCTTGAATTTGAAGGAACTCCATTAAAACCGTTTAACCTATTACCGTTACCACCTAGCTCGACACCTTTGTGTCTCCAGGAATCAGGACATGTACAGTCACCAAACGGATTTCCAGCTGCCTCTCCCGCATCTCTAAAAAATGTCCCCCATCTTGATGAACTACCTCTCAAAGAAGAACTAGCGGTAACTCTATCGACATAAGCCGCGCCAACTATACCGTACCTTTTATTTAAACCTGAAAAAGTTTTTATTATGTTAACATCAAAATCTGTATCTCTATTTATTTTAACAAAAAATCTACCTTCAAACTCTGGTAGTCTTTCTTCTTCGTTTTTATAAACATTTATAGTAATAGTTGCACCCTCTACTAAACCTGATACCCCGAAGAAAGAAGCGTCTGCTCCAAATGGCTCGTCTAACTGCACCTCGTACATTGTACCATTACTTGAAACAGGTCCACCAAATTTAACCCCTAATATGTCTGTTGTATTACCACCGTCGGATATTGTAATAAAGCTATCGCCATTAAAAGCTGTTGCAAACTGAGAATTATCATCAGCGTTAGGTCCTGTAAAAGTTATTAAAGAGAAATCTTCTTGAAAACCAGCGTCAACTTCACAGCGAGCTGAAGCTATAATCTTTTTAGAATTAGCAACAAACTCAGGAGCTTGAGACTGAACATCTAAAACTTTATATCTACAAGGACCAATAGAAGGATTATCTACGTCGTGTTGTTTTTTTAGTATAAGATAACTATCTATTTGAACTTTACTTCTTTCTGATGAAGGGAAACTCAACCAAACGTTGCCATCTTCAGCAAAATAAAATCTATCTAAAGCTAAGTTGTAGTATTCGTTAGATGTATCTTTAATAAAATACTTATAATGCGTTACCCAGCTAGGCATATTTTGTACAGGCGGTACGGTGGCTATAAATTTGCTAACACCAACAGCTGCATCTTTATCTATGCTTATAGTAGCGTTTGCATCCGAAAAAACCGGTGTTTGTCTTCCGTAAGCGTCTTGAAACACAATACCTAGTTGATATTTTCTTATAGACTTTACGCTTTGTATTGGTTCTCTAAACGTATCAGATTCTTCATTTAAACCAGTGTGATTGTTTGTAGCTAAACTTAAAATAAGACCAACTTTTGGAACATTATAATTTTGTATATAGTTAGCGTATATAAGTCTATTAGCTGAAACCTCTTGAGCTTTAGCTTTTCTTGGAACGTTATCCCAAGGTCTGAGTAGTTGGTTAGCTTCTACAGCGGCTCCAATTAATTCATTTTTAATAGTAAAGCTAGTTTTAGTTCTATCCTTTAAGGTATCTACTACATACACAGTGTTACTGTTAGATGCTTTGTACAATATATCTAGTTCAACAACCTCTGTACTTCCCCAGTAAAGATTATTTATACTTAAAGACCTTAGGTTGTTTCTCATACCTAAGTTATAACCATCAGAAGATAAGTATTCAAATTGACCACCTATAAACGCTGGTCCAGAAAAAGGTGAAAAAGTAGAGTACTCACCATTTTCATACTTCCATCTGTAAGCAAATCTTGGAAAATCAAATTCAAACATAGGATCTTTCTCTTCTAATAGAACCTCCCATGTTATTAGCTCGTCTTGATCTGCTCCAAATCTTAATATCTTATTAGGTATAGATTGAATCTTACACCTTAAATTAGCTCCGTTTACGAAATCTATCTCTAATCTTATAGTGTATTCATCTTCGTTGTTGTAGTCATTTATATAGCTTCCACTAAGAACTATAACGTCACCAGGCTCGTAACCTGTTGGTACTGCTGATACAACTATGTTTACAAACTCCATATTAGTTGGAAACGCTCCACCGGTACCTAAAGCTTCTTGATATTCTTGAAACGTTGGTAGTGGCTTGTACTCCGCTGGTGAGTTATTAGTAGCGGCTTCTGTTATGTACGTAAAGTTGTAGTAGTTGTTTAAAGAGTAAGTTGTGGTTATAGGATCGGTGCCTGTTCCAGGACCGTTTACCAGCGAAGCTGACATAGATAAACCCGGTTCATCTAATGGAGATTTTTTAATAACAGTAATATCTTCTTCTGCAAAGTCAGCGCCAGAAGAATTATAAGTATAGTTTCTGTTAGAAGTGTTGTAAGTTGGAATTTTACTGTGTACACTGAAACTAGGTGTACCACCGTTTGAAGAACCTTTTTTAAACTTTTTTATATTTACCTTCTTGGGTTCATTAACATTATCTGTAAAGAATAATAAGTCGTCTATTATATTTACACCTGTTATTAAGTTATTTTTAGTAAAGTTTAATATACCTTTAGTGTCAACTAATACAGGTGTTACGTCACCAGTTTTTTGATTAAACTCAGCTATAACACTAACGCTTGATCTAGTAGTACCCTTGTCGGTAGCTACAAACCAATATATACACTCTGTCGGCTCATGTCTTATAGAACCTATACAGACTGGGTTGTTAAGAGAGTTTATGTAATCAGAAGACCAATTACCAGAAGATGCTGGAGAACCTTTCAACTCTGTATTACCTTTTAAATTTTGCAAAGCACCAACATTGCTAGATTCAGAAGTAGCTACAGTTACGTTTAATGCATCTCTATATTGACCGTTTGGAACCATTCTTTCATCAAGATCATGATTCATCTTCCCCTGAGTAAAGTTATGAATAAATTCTGGCATATTTTAGTGTTTTATAATCTTAGACTTACCTCTCATTACTTGAGCAAGTTCCTCTGATTTTAAATTTGATAATCTTAATTTAGCTTGGCGAGTTGCAGCAAACTTTTCTTTTTTAAACCTCATGACTAAATACTCTTGAGTGTTAGCTCTTGTAGCTAGTATAGCGTAAGCTATGTGCTTGTACAACGCTTCTTCTGCAAACTTATGAACAAGCATTTCATTGTCTGTGCCAAGTGAATCGCTTATATACTTTAATGTTATTATTTTACCTGTCAGGCTAGAATCAAAAAATATTTTACCTCTTAGATTGTCTATAAAATAAACTCCGTTGCTATTAGCAAACTCCGGCTCTAATCCATATCTACCACCCTGAGTACTTCTATATCTTTCAAATTCATCTAAAGTATCTGGATTTGTATTATTCCTGTTTGTAGCATCTTTGAATTTATTCCACGTTTCAGAATCGTCAGCAGCTAACAAAGTTCCATCTGTGTCAAAACTGTAATCGTAATTACTATCTTGTATTAGCGCCTCTGGGTTACTAGTTTTTCTAGTAGGCATTAATATCCTTTCAATACCATCATTGTCTAGCCAAGATAATTTAACATAGTTAACAAAATCATGAGGTAATTTCATAGATAGAGAAGGTGGTATTTCAATCTCTTGAGACTTAAAAGATTTTAAAGTATCGTAGCTAAGCTCAGCTAAACCTCTTTGAGCGTGAAAAGCGATATCTGTTCTTCTTACTTTAGATATTATTTTATCTTCACCCACGTAAGATATTATAAAGTTGTTTATTATATTCTCTAAAGAAACATATTGATAGTTACCAAACTGCTCGGTAGCTAAAACCTCTCTAAACAATACAGTTAAGCCTGCTAAAGGAGATCCATCAGCAGCTTGCACGTTTGTGTTTGGATTTGTGTTATTGAATAATATATCGTAAGAATCGTCAGGAGTAGTGTCACCTGGGTTTGTGCCATTATACGAGTAACTATTTTTGTTTATTTCTATGCCGTTTATAAAAACCACTATATCAACCTGTTGAGTTGGTCTAGTAGCAAACGCAGCTGTAGTTACTGGTCCAACCGTGAGGTTTCCAGCTCCAGCGCCTACAAAGCTTTGGCTTTGCTCATAGTAACCTTGTTGTGTTCCGTTGAATAATGGCATATCTTATTGTTTTTCTTGTTGGATTGTTTGCATTTCTTCTTGATTTGCAATTTGATACATCTGAACTTCCTTGGTAGATAAACCAGCTAGCTCTAATATTTTTTCGACTAAAGCTATTTCTTCAGATTGATGCAGTTGAAAATCAGTACTACCAGTAGCATTATACAAGGCTTCACCATAAACCATAACATAATTCCAATTAGGAGCAGTAGGTTTTGATATGACATCACATGTAACATTTGCTACTATTGTAGCTGGATAGAGTTGTATCGTAGTCTCACTTGTTCTAGTGTAAGCTGGTCTAATTAAGTTTGGAGTTGTTAATGGAGACATTTGAAGTATCTGTATGTCTTTTTTGTTTAGCTTTTCAACTATTCTAGCTACACCGTTAGTAGTATGCATAACATTACCTAACCTATAGTTGGCTGGCAAAGTACCTATACCCGTGTTAGCCATAGTAACATTCACTGGTGGTGCTTCAAATATACTTATTTTTTCTTCAAGTATATCTAGCATGTCTGAATATTCTGTACTATTACCGTGCAGTCTACCAAATTGATTTATGTCGTAGAAATATTGTTCAAATATATCTAGTTGAGCTTGCTCTGCAAATAAATTAAACTCTTGAGGTGTGACATAGCCACGTTGCTCTTTGTTTAAAGTACTCAAAACAGTCTGATAAACGGTATCTACACTTACAGCCATAATTAATAAGGGAATTTTTTATTTAAATATTCTTTTCTTTTATCGCAACCACAGTCTCTACCTGTAGCTTCGCTTATTTTTTCAACTACTTTTTTTATTCCTGTAGCTTTTGTAATAGCCTCAACAGTATCGCCGAAGCCTTTTTGTTTCATGTTAAAAGCCATATTTTATTTTTAAGTAAATGCAACCGCCCGAAGGCGGTTACTTTACATTTTTATTTTACTTTTTTAGCAAACTGCTTATAGACTTCCATTCCTTGATCAGTCTTAAACCAAGCAGCTAAAGCATTATATGGATGTTCGTCATAAGGAACAGTACATAGCTTTTTACCATTAGGATATGAAAATATCCTTTGATCTGCTGATAATTTTATAAGGTTTTGTTCAACTGCCTTAGCCCCAAAGTTTCTTAATTCAACATTTTCATCATTAGCTAACTGTAGAAACATTCCTGGGTTTCTTCTAGCCATTAGTAAAACGTCTCTTTTTACTTCTTTGCTTGTTAATTCGTTAACATCACTACCTATTTGAGCTCTTAATATAGCTTCTGCCGCGTCAACATCTAATGCTTTAGCAGCTAATAAAGCTTCTATTTCGTACTCCATGTAAGCTAGATCATCTTGAGCCTCTTCAACTTTATCGTATTCTGAATAAATACTACCTTTTAATGGGTGATAAATTGATAATAGTTTTTGTAAGCATTGCTCTTCTTTTGGTACAAACAACTTACCGTTTCTCATTATGATTCTACCTAATGTAGCTTCACCTTCTTGTTCGTCTACTAAAGGACTAGCCATATTAGTAGCATACTTAAGTTCTCTTTGATATCCAAGTTTTTCATCAAAATATAACAATGGTCTTTTAGACGAGTGCTTTGATGGTATTGTATATACTAGAGGTTTGTTTTTGGCTTCCATTGTATAAAGCCTGTCTTTTATTTCCCACTGAACACCGTCAGGTATTCCTAGTAGTTTTTTTGTTTTTGTTTTTTCCATGATATAATATAATTAAATAATTTATAAGAGTAATAGTTACCCCCGTAATTACAACGAGGGTAAGAATTACTTTTGTTATGTTATACTTTTTTAAGTAAAACAAAGTTGTTAGCAGCTTGTACACATAAACATCTTTCTGATAAGAAGTTTACAGTCATGCTATCTAAGTCGGAAGTAAAGTTTCCACCAACAGATCCAGTGATCCAAGACTTCATTTTTCTGTCATCTGCTTCAGAAGCTCTGTAACGGATGTGTAAGAAAGGTCTTGAGATATTTTTACCTAATGATTGGTCGTATACTGTACTTGTTCCTGCAGGTACCATGATACCTTCTACGTCAGCAATTAATCCACGAGTAGTAGCATCGTTTAAGTATTTCCAGTCAGATTTGTAGAAATCGTAAGATCCACGTCTGAAACCAGAGAAACCTAAATTTAAAGCCATATCCTCAGAATTATCGAATACACCGTAAGATGTACCTCCAGCTCCGTAAGAATTTTGATTAGCTAACATTTTATCGATAGATAAGTTAGTAGCTCTATCTAAGAACATCATGTTCTCTTCGATAGCTCCTTGCTTGTCTAATTCTTGTAAGATGTTATCAAATTCTTGAATACCACTTGCAGGTACAGCGTTTCCAAAGTCTTGGTTGTTGTAAACCAATCCTCTAGATTCAACAGCAGCAAATAAACCTTCAGATCCACCAAAAGATCCAGCAAGACCAGATCCAGCTACAGTTTTCTCAGCTTCAATCATTGCCATTTCTAATTTGTCCTCAAATCTAATTCTTGTTTCAGATTCAGATTTTAAGTACCATAAGTAACCAGAAGCACCAGCTTCAGTAGCTACTTCAACCCAACCGATTTGAGCAGTATCAGATCCTGAGATAGAATACTTACCTTTTAATATGATTGGTTTGTTAGTAAATTTAGTGAAAGGAGAATCTACAGATGCTTGGTCAGCATTGTCTGTTCCTTTTGCATACTCAGAACCAAAGATGAATAGTTTTACCGCAGCAGCAGCAAATCCAGCATTTCCAGCACCAGCCGCTTGGATAGCAGCATAGTCGTAAGCAGATACCGTAAGTACAACTCCCGCTATACCTTGTACTCTTGCTTTTACTGTTTTATTTCCTTGAGAAACTACTAATGTATCTCCTTTAGAATATAAAGCAGCTTGTTGAGCAGCAGTTAATCCGTCACCGTTTCCAGCAGGATCAGTTACTAATGTAATCGCGTCACTTGTTCCGTTTACGTTTGCGATTGTAGCGTTGTTAGATGCTACATGGATTCTACCTTGTTCAGACCACACAACTTCGTCAGAAGCCATAGGCATTTCAGCTCCTACCATTCTTAAGAAACCAGAGATAGTACGGTTACCGTATCTTTCTACTTCTTTCTCATATACTTCTGGTAAGAATTGTTTTGCAAAGTTAAAATCATTGTCTGCAATTGACAAATAGTTGTTGTCATATGCAAGTTTGTTTGGGCGAGGTACCACGTGTGATAACTCAGCGCCAGTTCCAGCTAAAGCCATAATTTTTAATTTTTAAGTTTTGTTAATTTATTTTCGTTTTTTAAATCCCCACTTAACCGACTGACCATCTGCATCGATAGATCTATATGTTGTACCTTGTTGAGGCGCAGCACCTTGACCTTTCCTAGGATCCATACTAATGTTTTTCGTAGCAGCAATACTTTGCTTCATGGCATCAGCTTTTCCTTGTTCGTAAAAATGGTTTGCAATTGCGTCAGGATTCATTGCAGTGAATAAAGATTTATGATAACCAGTAGCATCTTGCATCTCGTTGTTTTTATTAAGAAACTTCTTAACAAAATTATTGATGTTGCTTTGGTTGTCTTTTACTTCATTCGGGTTTTTAACATTAAACCTATACCTCTTGTCTCCGACTTTGTATTCAAAACCTTTGAAATCGTCATTAAAAACTTGGTTAGTTTTATTGTTGAAAGTTTGAGTTTGCTTTTCAGCAACCTCTTTGTCTTTGTTATATCTATTGAAAAAATCTACAGCCTTCTGTTGCTCAGGTGCTAACCTAGAGCCAGCTTTGATCTCTTCATAGTATTTTGTTTTTAAACCGTTTAGATGATTCTTAGCGTTTGCTAATTCTTCTTTTCTAGCTAGTTTTTTTCTTTTAATATCTCTTTCATCTTCCATATCTTCTTCAATAGCGAATTTATCTTCTATTAAAAAGTTTATCTCAGATGGATCTAAGTGAGGTCTTGTGATTTGGTAGTACTCAACCAACAACTGCTCTTCATTTAAAGCGTCTACATCTTGGTTTAACTTTACGTAATCTTCTAGGCTACCACCTGTTTCGTTTACAAAGTCTACTACTTTTTTAATGTTGTCAGGTAAATCTATACCCACAGCCTCTTCAACAACAGCTTGTTCTATCTGCTCTTCAAGTTCCTCAACTTTCTCTTGAACAACTTCTTGCGTTACTTCTTCTAAAACAATAGGTTCTTCGTTTACTGGTTCTTTAGCCACAGCTTCTTCAACCTTTTTTTCTTTGACGTCTTGCTTTGCAACCTCACCTTTAATTGGTTTAGCTACTAGTTTGTCAAAATCTATTTTGTGTGTACCATCTTCTTTAACAGTAACTTCAGGTACTAGATCACCTTCTACAGTCTCTTCAACTTGTGGATTTATTTCTTCCACAGCTTGATCGACTACTTTTTCTTCTTTAGCCATAATAAAATATTATAAAATTATAAAAATTAATTACATAGGTCCAAACTGGCCCATGTCAAAACCACTCATGTTGTCATTACCTGCAGATTCAAAATCTTTAGGTGATGAGTCATTTTTTCTTTGATCTATCAACTCGCTTTGTTGTGTTGCTTGTATTTTTGTTCTTTCGTCTTTACGATCTTCCTTGTAAGCTTCTTTGTTTTTAGCGCCATCAGCTTCAATTCCTTTTAGCTTCATATTAAATTCAAACTCTAAGGTCATTAAATCTTTCTTCAACATAGCTTCTTGTTGCATTTGTTGAGACTTCATTTGGCCCTTAAGCTGCTCCATTTGAGATTGAATTTGAAAAAGAGCTTGAGATTTTTGTACTTCAGCTTGAGCTGCAACCTGCTGAGCCTGAGCATTTGCTTGAGCTTGAGCCTGCATATTCTCTTGTTGTATCTGTTGATCTCTGTCTTGTTTCTTTTTTCTTCTTTGCTTTAATAGTTGGTTTGCTAGCTTTATGTTTTTTATCTCTCTAAGATCTATAGCGTCTTCTAAATCTATTAAACCACCTGCAACAGCTGCTTGTATGTTGTTTTCTAAAACAGCTTTTTCTTCATCATCAGGTGTTAACTCTATAAATATACCAAAATCATGTAAATATAGATTAGATATATCTTCTAATATACCTACGTTTTGATTTCCTATTTTTTGTATAAAAGCCTCTTTTGTTGGAGAAAACTCTAATATGTCAGATATTCTAAGAGACAAGCCTTCCGCTAACTCTTGAGTTAAAGCTAAACCAGACTGTAATATATGCCTTGTTGCTGTGGTTGAATTTGCAGCAGCTAGTTTTTGAACACCTACTAAAGCTCTACTATCTGGAGTACTACCGTCTCTAGCTTCATTTAAACCGGTGACGTCTCTTATCATTTGCATATAGTAGTTGTAGTTTGTTATCAAGCTTTGTATTTTCTGACCACCACTACCGCTTTGTATTTCTTGAATAGGTACCTTACCTGGATTCATATCTCCTTCAGAAGTAAAAGACCTACCTATTATAGATCCCGTCTGAAAGAACATATTTAACGCTTCTTGAGGATTATAATTTGTACCATTACCAAGATCAACTTCAGCTAGTCCGTCAGCGTCTAAGTAAACACCGTCTGGAACCATTCTAGACATAACCTGTTGAAGCTTAAGGTGTGTTAGTTGAATCATGTCAGCAAACCCTGTTATACGTTTTACTAATGAATCAATTCTACCTTTGTACATTCTAGGAGCGTTTATAGCGTAGTTCATTTTAACTTTACTATAATCACTTTTAGGCCTCATCATATTTTTAGCCATTTCCCATCTCAAAAGATAATCTGTACCTAAAATTAAACAACCTTCATATAAAACTTCTAATGATCTTGATATTTTACCAAAATTACCTGTCATTTCATTGATAGGTGGATCAAAAGTATCATCTCTTAATATTATTTTTTCAGCTCCTGTAGCTGTTTCTTTAACTTTATAAACTTCATTCATATAAGTCTTGTAGTTAAAGTACAAAACTTGTATTTGATTCTTATCATCGTAATGAGAAGAATTATATCTATTAGTTGAATAACTATTTTGATGGATGCTTTGACTTTGTATAGCCTTTAAATCTTCATCTGTTAAATCAGGAAACTCTTTTTTAAGTTCGTTTATAGGTATAGTTTTTATTTCACCTACGTAATATATATCTTGAAAATCTGGATCTTCTGTATATGAATAAACTATATTAGCTGGATCAACGTATTCAACCTTTACTCCTTCTGATTTTGTAAATGTATTTTTAACACAACCTATTCCTATGGTTGCTAAGTCGTAATTTACTCTTTTTTTAGTAAGATCATATCTATTACCTTTAAGCAAAACGTTTATAGCTTGCTCTTCAGCTAGTTCTATACCTTGCTTATAACTAAGCTTCATATGTAAGTCTAGCTCTTCTTGTGAGTTTGGTAGTAACTCTGGAGGCGACTCAAACAAAGATATACCAAATGCTTCTTCAGCAAATAAGTTTAAATCTTTAGTTTTCATGTCTCTTAATATAGACTCCATGTACTTAGTTCTTTTCTCTATACCATAAGGATCTTGAGAATAACACTTTATATCAAACGATCTTTCTGATATACCGTTAACAACTATATCTACAAATTTTGGTACAATAGGAACTGGTTTCCAGTCTAAATTTAAATAAGATAAATCTCCATTAACAGATAATTCATCTTTATACTTTTGTATAGGTTGTTCACCTCTAGCATATAGTCTCAATTTATGAAACTCAGCTTGGTGCTGATTATATCTTTGATTAGATGTAGATCCATCAAACCATTCATACTCTATGGCTTTACCTACTTGTAAACCATATTCGGCGCTTAACTTCTCTGCGTCAGGTACAACTTGACTCGGAAAATAACCTTTTACAACTGACTCAGCCATATTAATTTTCTATTAGTTTTGAACGCATACCTGATTGTCCGTATTTAGCTATGCTTAAGTTTAATTTTTCTTTTTTCATAATGGGGTTTGCTCTGTATAAATGTCTATTACAAGCCATGATAGCTAATCCTGAACTAATAGCCGCATCAAACTTTGTACGATTATTAATGTCAAACTTTGCCCAGTCTTGTAATGTTTCGTTAAAATAGCATGTTCCATACGTATTGTCAGACTTTAATCCAACATGATCTTGTATATACATTTCAATAGCAGCAGCGTGTGCTTGCTTAATATCTTCACTTGAGTTAGGTATACCACCTACTTCTTTTTCAGCTGTTGAAAGCTTGTTCCAAACTCTGTCAGGTCTATTCATAGAATAACCTCTATAACCACGTCTTCTTAAATAATACAATAGACGAGGTTTATTATTTTCAGCAAGTAAAGGCATCCCATAAAATATAAGCGCCATTAAAACGTCTTCAAAAAATATCTCAGCGGTTTGTGGTCTAGCTACATATTCTAAAAAAAATTGATTAGGTGGACAATCTTCCATACTAAACTTTGTCAACCCATGCAGCGCGCCATTAGATCCTTTACCATCAACGGTACCTGATATGTCATAACTGTCACAACCAAAAGCACCCATGTGCTCATTGCCTGGATATTTAATGCCGTTTTTAATTACACTGTAATTCTGTTTGTTTATAGGTGGAACCCAGCTAACTTTAAATCTTCCATCTGGATTTGGATAAAACATTACCTTAGAATCTTTTATACCATTAACCCACTGAAAACTACCTACTGTAATTTGAGATGTATTATTTAAATCCTCGTTAAAATCTATTTGCTCGTATATTTTTGCTAAATTAAATATACTGTTTTTTGTTTCGTCTCTGAAAGCGTGTTCTTCAGTTCTTGGGAATTGCCTATAAAATTCATTTAAAGCATCACCATCGTTCTTTAATCCATCTACTTCATTTTGCCAATGCTCTAATATACCTGTGTCTATAGTCTCGCCAAAAGGCCCAATTTTTTCTGTGTCAGGCGTGTCGAAGACAGGTAACCCATAAGAATCAATGAATCCTTCGTAGTTCCATTCCATAGGTATGAACAAACTATATAGTCCCGAGCTTGTCTGTCCATTGCGGTTTCTTTTTGTAACATCTGAATTTTTATATAGTTTCTTAAAATTGTCTCCACCTTTATCTAAAGCGTTTGACGTACTTCCCATCATACACTTACCTATTATTCTAGAACCTAGTCTAAGTGTTGTCTTTGTAACTCTCCAGTTGTTTAATATGTTGTTAGGTCTCTCCCACTTACCAGACTCGTCGTGTACTAGTAACTTAAGCTTTTCACCATCATAACTATTGTCACCTGTGTTTTTCCAATCAATAGTTGTATCTAATCCCTCTAATTCTTCTGGTTTTTCAGAACTTACAATACTTCTTCTTGTTAACTTGCTAGCTGGTACTCTATATGCTAATTCTGTTTTTGGACGATCCATACCGTCTTGTATTGGTTTAAAGAAGAAAGGGTAGTTAACTGATATTGGCACGACTTTATCGGTAAACATTTTTTTAGCATCTGGTCCTGATTTAGATAAAATACCGAACCTAGCGTCAGATGATATTGTGGCTTGGTTAACTGTTTCTCCTGAAGCCATAAAAGAGAATCCTGAACGTCTATTTTTAAGATAACACATTCCGTAGCATCTTGTATCTGCTTTACAAGCTTCCCAGAATATATAGAATAATCTATTTGCTTCTCTAAAGTCTGGTTGCCCAACATCAATCTTGGACCATTGCAAGTACATGTAGTGAGTACCAGTAATATAAGTAGGAACGCCTTTATTGTAATACCAAAAACCTTCTTCTCTTTTTTTAAACTCACTTTCTATGTAATCTATATATTTTTTCTTAAAATCATCTGGATAATTTTTCCAATCAAATATAGTTTTTATTCTTTTTAACTCAGAGGGATATTCATTTACCTCCCATTTGTCACTATCAAATTTATAAACATCTGTGTGTTTTGGTAATGCTATTTGAAAATTTTGTATTTCATATATTTCACCTATCTGACCCGTTTTAGATATAACAACAATGTCGTGTTCTTTGTTATATCCGTACTTCCATTTTTTAGACTTATTAAGTCTTTTTATGGTATTTATTTTAATAGGTTCTACAACCTTGTATAGACTCTGCTTGTACATTACTTAGATCTTCTTTCTGCAAAACCACCAAATGATGTTTCTTCAACCTCTGTTTTTACAACATTGTTAAGCATATCCTCCTCGTCTTGTATTCTATTTAATATCTCGAAAGCATCAAATATAGCTAACTTTTTAGTAGCTGCAGCGTTCTTTAATCTATCTGCAGATATATCGTCTCCTGAATCAACTATTTTTTCACCAGCTACTTTTATAAGCTCTTCAACAGCTTTATGACCAGCTTGGATTATATTCTTTTTCGTTTCCTTGATATTCATATTTAATTGTAATTGCAAATG